TGGTCATTGATTTCAATGGTGAGATTTGACTGATTTGTATTGAGTATCTCAACCGAACAATAGCCTGCAACAGGTTGACGATAAATGTCTGTTCGACCTGATGAAATGGTCAGGTTTGAAAGTGTGACCGTTGTAAAAGTCCCACCGTTAATTGACACCTGCCAAACAGGACTCCAGGCGGTCATCGGTCAAATGCTCCTGCGCCAAGCGTTCCTCGAGCGGATGAGTCATTCAAGATTTCTACAATTTGGCGAGCAGTAGATTCTGAGTCGATTGCACCATTGACCGTGATGTTGTATTGCTGCATTGACCTTTCTTCGCCCATTCTAAATGTGCCATAGCCAAATGGGTCAACTCTTTGAACTCCCATCAGTTGATCTACTAACTCACCGAGTTTTGCTGCATCGGCTTCAAGTTTTGCAAGTGCTTTTTTATCAGCTGCGCTTGCACCTTTACCACCACCGCCACCACCTGCTAAACCTGCTATGCCTGAGGATGCCAATGCTAATCCTTGAACCGCTCCTAGAATTGCAGCGTTTGAACCCCCACCGCCAATTGCTCCTGGAGCGCCACCGCCTGCAAATCCACCACCTGCACCGATTAGTGAAATGTCAGGAGTTGGAAGGCGATTGTAAGCACTAATAACTGCGTTGACCATGTTTTTAACTGATTCAACAAAGTCTGCAATCTTGTCAATCGCTGATCCGATAATGCCGATAATTCTGCCAAACACTTCTCCAACAACTCGAAGTGCTCCACCTGCAAGATTGGTCAAAATTGGAATGACATAATCTCCAATAAAGTTAAACAATCTTTGGAATGAATCTTTGTTTTCGTTTATTGCCTTAACGATTGGGTCAAATGCACTGGCAAACTTTTGAAGGTTTGGGACAACCTGATTGACAACAAAGTTAACCAATCTTTCAATGATTGGCAGTAATGCAAAACCGATAGTTTCTTTTGCTTCATCAAATGCCACTTGAAGGCGAGCAATGCGACCCTGGAATGTTTCTGCGTTCTTAGCTGCAGCCCCACCGAATAAGTCTGAGAGTCTGCCCTGAACATCAGTGAAACTCATTGTTTTGAGTTCTGCTGCCGATAGTCCAATGCCTAGTTTGCCGAGAGATGTTGTGTTTCCATCGTAAGCTCGACCCAATGCGTTTGCCACTGTTTCGAGAGGCTTGCCAGTTGCTTGAGCAACATCCAACGCAAGGTTAAGAAGTTCTTGCGCCTTTGTTGTGTCCCCTGTTGAAACCGCTAAGCGCTGGAGCGCTGGACGAAGTTGATCATCAGCGACACCCGTTGCAAGTGCGGTTTTGGAAATCTGTTCTTCAACTGCTGCGATTTGGTCGCGAGTTGCACCTGTTGCATTTTCGAGAGCTGCTGCAAGGCGAACCTGAGCTGCTTCATCTTCAATGGCTGCCTTGACTCCATCAATGGCGAGTTTGCCTGCATAGGCTGCGGCTGCGGCTGCTGCTGCTGCAAATGCTGCTGCTGCGACCTTGCCAAACTTTTCAATCTTGCCCCCAAAGCCTTCGACCTCGGTTGAGCCTTTATTTAGATTCTTATTAAAGTCATCAATGTCTGCAATGAGTTTAAGGGTTAATGCTCTTGTACCTGTTGCCATTATCCCCACTCTTTCAGGATGCGACTAAATGCCGCAGTCCATTCACTAACGATGTAAGGTTGAATTCTGCGAAGTGTTGGATAGATAAACCAACCCTTTGAACCGCGACCTTCACGCCCTGACCAAACTGGAAACTGCTTAAATTTATTTGAACCAAACTCCGAGCCACCCCAAATATCTTTGGTCGTTGCTCCACCGCTAAATTTCTGAGATGCAAAACCGTAAGTGATTTCACCAATCTTTGATGACTTCTTAACCTTTGCACCTTCGGCGATGCGACCTGCTACGGCTCGAGAATTCAAACCGTTAGCAGTGCCGATCACCTCTTTGCGTGCATACTCTGAGAGAGCGCCTGACTGCTTTCTCGCTTCCTCAGTCGCAGCCTCATCCATGTTCTTAAGCGCCTTAAAAACGCCACGAAGTTCGGTCTTGTCAAATGCTATTTCAGCCTTTGCCATTTCCTTGCTCCTTAAGTATTTCTAACGCGGTAAGAATTTCCTCTGCGGTTTGCCATTCACTCATCGGGATTCCTGTTGCCAGCGCTAACTGGATTAGGACTCGGTTGATGCTTCCTGGCTCGAAACTTTTGGGTCTGCATCCAAAACGGTTACTTCCGCAACTGTTTCCATCCAAACCTCAAACGCCTTAACTGGCTTGCCACCTGCTTCACGCTTCGCCGCGTTATACGCTAGAAACATTAAGTCCCAAATTCCGATGGAATCTTGAGCCTTGCCGATGGTGTTGCCTGTTGCTTTTTCCCACTTAGCCCATTCAGGAGGTTGTGCAACATAAGTTGCTTTTTCACCTGAGTTGAACTCAATCAGAATTGGCAGTTTCATTTTGTGCTCCCGTTTCTATTTTTTAACTAAAGGTTTCGACTACTGCGCCCTTAGATACTTTGAATGTGAATGATACAGTCTGCGCATCTGTTCCTGCTCCACCTGCGGTTGGAAATTCAGGCATGATTGGGAAAACAAATTGAGCGCCTGTAGCTGCAGTCAATGTAACTGAGATGTCTGTATCAGGTGCAGTTTCTGCTGCAGTCCAAAGTGCCTCGCATACTGAGTTAGCCTTGCCCCAGTCTGCAAGCATTTCAAGTGCGAATGTGCCCTCAAGATTCACTGTTTTGTACGCTTCGCCATCGAGGGTTTGAAAAGTTTCACGAACATTTGTCTTTGTCAAAACTGCTGATGTCGCTTGCGCTTCGATGTCTGTTCCACCTGTGAACGACAAAGAAATGTCGCGACCTGTAATTACTGTCGTTGCCATTTATTTTCCTTTAGGTTGTTTGTGTGTAGTAAGTGGAAACTCGGACATCGGACACCAAAACATTTGATGGGCCGACTTGAGTAACTGTAGGTTTTTCAACCGCCTCGATCGTGTACCCAACAGGGATGACGGCGAGGACACTCATGATTAGCTGCTCCAAATTGTCCAGGCTTGCTGGATTGGAGTTGTAAGCAACCGCAACTGAAATGACCAAATTGATTTTGGTGTGCAAGGTTGACTTGTTGATTGTTTGTAATTCTAAATAAGGTGAGTCCGGAACTGTCACGCAAAACGGCACTTGAGGCGCTTCGGGAACATAGGCATAAACATTAGCTGCAACGCCTGCTAGGGCAGTGGCTAAAGGTTGACGAACATCCGAAAGAATCGTTGAGGCTGGCATTATTGAGCCATTGTTTCAACATCGAGGTATTGACCGAGCAACCCCGAAACTCTGTTGAATAGTGACCGCCCGAGTCTATAAGGTGAAACTGATGTAAAGTCTATGCCCTCGATTTGTCCACCTGGAGCAATTCGGGATTGGAACACTTCAACTGCAACTGCCAAAACGGCAGATTCGACTGCTGGCACACCAACATAAGTAGCTGCACCTGAGAGGGTTGCAAGTCCTGATGGGATGACATTGCGCTCAAGAATATCTGCATTGGTGATGTCTGCGCTGAATGTGTAAGCATCAGGATCAGCCTTTACTGTCACTGTGGCGTTAAAAGGTGAACCGCAACCAGTGACCACAACTGATTGACCCTCAGTAAATTCATGGATGTTTGTTGTGTGATAAGTAGCGACATTATCTGTCAGCGATACTTTATCGACTGCCGTTGCGTACTTAACGAGCATTGGCAAAATTACTGCCTCACTAGTGTCAATGACATCTGTGAGATAACTGTCCGAGTAGAGAGAAACACTAACGCCCAAAATACTGCGCAGTTCTGCAACTGTGACGATTGAAGCCATTAGTGTTCCTCTCTGTTAAACGGCTGAGGGGGAGATCGGGAGCAACCTCCCCCTCATGATTAGTTTGTTATCAGGCGTTGTTGTTAAATCCGAACGCGCCACCCGCAGTTAATGTTGCAACTGCACCGTAGCCGTAGTAACCAACTTCAACCTGACCTGTTGAAACAATGTTTGAACGAAGTTGTAGTGGTCCTGCACCTTCGTACCAAACGAATGAATCACGGTTGACCATAACGATTGAATCGTCTGCAACACCTGACATGTTTGGATCAACATAAACTGAAAGTCCAAGAATTGAACCGACTGGTGATCCTGGCTCGATGTCGCCAAGTGAGTTTGATGGTGAACCTGCGACATTGAACAATGGTCGCTTTGTTGTGTCGTTAAGAGCAATGATGTTAGCCCATTGATCAGGTGACATAACGATTCCTGTTGGGAAACGCTTTGTAGCTGCGTAGATTGATGCAGCACCGCGTGAAATGAATCCTGATAATTCATCTCCATCAAATGGAAGTGTGATTGCAGTTCCATCTAGTGTTCCTGCCTTGATTGCGTTAACAACTTCTAGATCTGTTGCTGCAGCGTATTGATCTGCCATAAGGCGGACCATTTCCTCAAAGAAGGCGGGTGTAGACAAATCGAGGACCTCTACATCAAATTTTTGCATGCCCGCAAATTTTTTCTGCGTAACATCTACATACTCGATTTCAATCTGAGTATCTGAGAACGCACCCTTTTCAGCAGCGACTGCCACTGATGGTGCAGTTTTTACACGAGGAATTTGGAATTTTAATCCAGTCCCTGTTGGGATTGTTGCAGTGCGAATTGCAGAAATTGCTGGACGCACATTTGTTGTCTTTGGATTCCACACTGTTGTGAGTTGTGGTGTTTGGTTCAAACCTGCAAGTTCAGTTGCAAGTGTTCCGTCTGATGCAGCAGCAACATAAAGAGCAGATGTTGAATCGCCAAGTGTTGCGCGAACTGAGTGCTCAAGGAATGATGCTGGTGATGTAATTGGGTGACGAACTGTTGTCTGAATGAATGGCGCAGTTGCAGCCTTCACTTCGACCTTAGCAGCCTCTACCGTTTCTGCGGCAGATGCTTCTGGAACGGTAGTGTCTGACACTTGTTCTCCTTCTATTGATTGGGTTGTGTTTTCCTGAGTTTCCTCAGAAATTTCGGGTGTATCTGTTGCAGCTACTTTTTCTACAACACTTCCTGGAATAGCGCCTGATGTAACAAGGCTGACTTCTACGAGTTGAGAATCAGAAATTGCCATGACTCCCTCATCATTTGTCCAGGCATCAACTTGCACTCCAACGCTGAAATCTGATCGAAGCCCTGTAGCAGCTTCTTCAAGTGCATCGTTTCCTGCAGTTGTTTTAGCAATTTTGAATGAAGCAGTTATCCCACTTGCATCCTGTGACCACTCAACAAGTTTTCCGATTGGCTTTGTAATTTGGTGCTCAAGCACTAATTTTGTGTTCTTGCCAAGTTTAATTGAGTTTTCAAG